TGTAGAGTATAATGGTAATAACCCAAAGCGGGGATTATCAATAAAAACAACACCATGAAAGATATAAAAATAATTATACATCCGGGAAATCCAAACAAAGTTTCTTTCGATATCATCATAGACCATAAAGTAATCCCATACCGAGCTGACATCGATGCAAAAGAACTAAAGGACTTCCAAAAACTAGGAGTGTCGGCATATGTAGCGATGATCGTAGGACGAGAAGTACAAAAATACTTAATCGCACACTACGGTTCATAAAAATATGAATATCCAAAAGCTAAACAAAACAAAAGAGCGAGTCGGATACATACTGCAAAACCATGAGAAAGCAAGAAACTCGGACTCATGGCTGATATGCAAATACTGGGCAACATTTTACCCGGGGAAAATAAAACGAGACGACAACGACCGGGCAATGGTATACCTCGATGAGATCGTAGAATTTCAATCAAGTGAAAGTATCCGGCGCACACGCCAAAAGATACAGAACGATGAAAAGCTATGGCAACCAACGGATCCGGAAGTGCGCAAGCAACGAGGGATATCCGAAGAAGAGTACAAACAATGGGCGCTCAATTATTAAAATCAATCTAAACTATATATGAAAAAATACTGTGGAAATTCACCGCTATGCGAAGAAGACCGATGTTCATGTGATGAGTGGGACCGTATTACAGCAACGGAAGAGCCTGAAAAAGATTACGTACTGGTCTATGCGATCGTGCTTGTAGTAGTCATTATAGGGTTTATAGTAGGTGAGATAATTATCAGAACTCTTTAACAACTAAATCACCAGGATTGAATAGGGGGTATGAAGTGTGAAAACACCATCATCGTTACGGGTACAGACGAGCTATTGGTTTCTAGAGACTAATAGGAATGCCACCCACGGAAAAGATAAGGCGTTAGTACAAACAAATTATCAGGTTCATACCTCCTATTCAGTTCTGGTGTAATAAATATATGTTTAAAAAAAGAAATTGGTCAAAATGGGAGCATGTTACATTTGTAGAAGATTTTAGAGTAGGAATTACAGTTTATGAATTACTAAAAAGAATTTGTTTAGATACAGGCGATGTTGAATGGAAGAGTGTGAGAGTAAAAAGTTTCGTACACAATCTTGTACATAAACTAAATTCATTATAAACCCAACCACAAGATAAGTAATAAAATATATGAAATACAATTATTATGGATTAGAGGTATTAGTTATGTTTTTATTGTCCTGTGCAGTAATGTTTGGATTATATATTGGAATGGTATTGGAACCAGAATGTGAACAAAAAGGATACGCAGGAGTTGATAGTAACGGTTGTTTTATAATAAAAAAAGAAAAAAAAGTATATGAAAAAACAAAGTGAAATGGACGAAAAAGGAACTAAAACTAAAAATGGAAGTACTGTATTAGGGATACAAGTAAAATGTCCAGAACATAACTGGCAAAGAACTATTCATATAAAAGATGGGATAGGATGCAGTAAATGTTATGGAGTTAAAAAATTATGAAAATAAAAGGTGTATCAAAAGGAGAACGTTTCAATTATAAGAATGAAGATTATGAAGTGGTAGCAGTTTGTAATGTTGTAGATATTGAAACAAATGAAGTTATAGACACTAAATGCTACGCACGAGGAATTACTACACTAGCAAAAAATGTTTTTGAAATACCATTTGCTACAGTAATGAAAAATAAGTATGAAAACAATTAAACTAAACAAAAATAAAGATGCCCAAATAGGATTTGTTCGTGTATCACAAAGACTTTATGATAAAATTGAATCAGTATCTAAAAAACATAAAGTCTCTATGCAGACAGTAGTTAGAGAAGTTTTGGAAAGTTGTATAGACGATGTTGAATTTAATTAACCCAACCACAACAATAGATATGACAAACAATAATTGGATTGAAGAGTTTGATGAAAAATTTTATAACAATGATAGTAACCAAGATTGTGGGTGGTTATGTGACATGATGCAAGGAGGTGATAAGTGTGATGCAATTAAAGACTTCATCTCAAACCTCCTAACCCAAAAAGACCAAGAGCATAAAGCAGAATTGGAGATGATTAAGGAAAAAGTACAGAATATGCGTGAAAAAGGAGAAGGGGATTTACGAAGCGTTATCTCTATCCTCGACAGTCAAATTAACAAACTAAGTACAGAATAAATATGAAAAAACATTATAAAAGTGTATTTGATGATGAGGGTGATTTGTTATGTGCAATCTTAGACCTTCATTTGGGTGGTAATTTACCAGAATGCGACCCAATGTTTTTCAAGGGTAATTTCTACAAAGAATTCGGTGACTATCCCAAGTATGTATTTGATAAGAATCCACAAGAAACATGGATACAACAAGCAGATGCAACTAGTCTGCCACTAGAGAACAATTCACTGAACAGTATAATCCTTGACCCACCATTTCTATTTGGTATTCATGGAAAAGCTAAAGATTATTACAGTTCAAGAACCCATACTATAATGAAAGATGTTCATGATATGGAAAATCTGTATAAAGGAATTTTGAAAGAAGCATATAGATTATTAAATAAAAAGGGTACATTGATTTTCAAATGTCAGGACTATACCGACAGTAAAACAACTATGACACATTGCATGGTTTACAACTGGGCAATAGAACAAGGATTTTACGCAAAAGACTTAGCAATACTTGTAAAACCAAACAAAGTATTTATTAAAACCTAACCACACAACACTAGTAATATGAAAAAAATTATACAAATATGGTTGTTATGTATTGCATGTGCAATTCCCAATGATTTTGTAAAAAACCGATGTAACAGGTGTGGAATGGAACCAAACACTAAAAAAGAAAGAACGGTCAAAAAAATATGAATGAAATCATGATAGTAGACCTATTCACACTCAAGCCGATGCAGTTTTACATAAGGTATGGTATAGGGATCCAAACGCAAACACAGATTAAAAACAAGTTTGTGGAATTGATAAGTGATGATATACTAGAATCATTACAAGAATAATCATAATAACCTATGAAAAAAGTAAACGACACTTACAAACATGAGGGGTCTAAAATGACACGAACTATTGATCGTGAATCATCTAGAAAGAAATTGTTTGGTGGAACTGTTGTAAAAACAACCAAAGGTAAGATTGTGACTGATTTCGGAAACCAGAAAATGGGAGCTGATAGCAAGCTCGTAAAACAAAAAACAGTCTACGATAAGGGAGGTGAAATGGTGAAACAAAAAACCAAAGTCCTACCAATGAGTAAGATTGCTAAATTTATTTAACAGGATATAATAATAAAGGCAACATGCCGATTATTAGTAAGTAAACATAAAACCATGTCAGAAGAACTAAACGAAATCACTACTCCTGAGGGAGTAGACATCGCAGCCGGAGAAGACACAACAGCGGAAGTTGTAGTAGAAGCTCCAGTTGAAACTACTGTAGAATCAGTAGAAAAAGAAATCACTAAAGTCGTAGAAGATCCGTCATCAGATGGATTCAATACTCCTTCAGAAGTTCGAATCAGTGAACTCGATGCAAAAGAGCAAGTAGTTCCTGACTTCGCAAACGGTGCTAAAGTATTCAAAGGAGAAGAGTTGGTAACAACATTCACCAAAGAAGCTGACGGTGCTGACTTCCTTAAAAAGGCACAGCTATTCGCTGAAGCTCACGGATACGAAGTGAAGTAACTGTAACAAACCCGAAAGGGTTTTTTGCATGCAGAAAAAAGTAGTGTATAATATATGCATGAATACAAATCAGCAAATCATATATTTGGGTACCGCAGAACTCAAACCATATGAGAAAAATGCAAAGAAACATCCTGCGGAACAGATCGCAAAGATAGTTGAATCAATCAAGCGCTTCGGATTCAACCAACCAATCGTAGTCGATAAAGACCACGTGGTAATTGTTGGACACGGAAGACTCGCCGCAGCAAAAGCACTTTCCCTAGAGAAAGTACCCGTGATAGTGGTAGACATCAGCAAAGAAGATGCCGCCTCATACCGCCTCGCAGATAACAAGCTCAACGAATCCGATTGGGACATGGACTTGGTAATAGACGAACTCAAAACACTCACCGCTGAGCTTGTTGAGCTTTCAGGATTTTCCCCGGACCTCCTCCTCGATGAAGAGGAACTAGATGACGTAGTACCCGAAGACGTGCCTACCGTATCAAACCCGGGAGATTTATGGTTCATGGGTAGCCACAAGCTCCTATGCGGGGATTCAACAAACAAAACTGACGTGGAACTCCTCATGAACGGAACCAAGGCAGACCTGATATTCACCGACCCGCCATACAACGTAGACTACAAAGGATCCGGAGAAAAAACCTCCGAGGGAATCATGAATGACAAGATGAGTACCGAAGCATTCGAGTTGTTTTTGTTTGATGTGTTCACAAGATACGCAGAAAGCATTAAAGCCGGAGCCGGAGCCTACGTGTTCCATTCAGAAAAGACCCCGACTGAATTCCGCATCGCATTGGATAAGGCAGGATTCGATGTGAAGTCGACCCTGATATGGAATAAACCAGCAGCCACACTCGGGATGAATGACTACCGATCGAAACACGAACCATTCTTCTACTGCGCCTTGAAAGGAGCCAAACCACTATTCTATGGAGATAGAACCCACACAAGCATCTGGGACCTCCAGGATGACGAGGAAAGCCTTATCAAATGGGCCAAGAGACAAAAACGCCTCGAAGCGCAAGGAAAGGCAACGGTATGGACCATGAAGCGAGAAAAGGTAAATGAATACGTCCACCCAACCCAGAAACCCGTGGACCTTATCGTGTACGCCCTATCAAACTCATCAAAGGCAGGAGATATTGTCCTAGACTTCTTCGGAGGTTCAGGGTCAACACTCATTGCATGCGAGAAAGCCAATAGAACATGCTACAGCATGGAACTGGATCCGAAGTACGTGGATACCATCCTAGAACGGTACTACCTCTACACCGGGGAAAGTCCTGTGAGACAAGACGGTAAGACATGGGCAGAACTTCGAGGATTCGGACCCGCAGATATAGCCAAAGAGGTCGTAGGAACTAATGAACTATAAAACTATGGAACCAGAAACAAATTCAATTGACGAAATCTTAGGAACACCTGAAGAGGTGGCTGTTCCTGTTGAGGTAACACCCGAACCAGTAGTAGAAGTACTTTCCCCGACTGAACCAACACAAGAGCCTGTACAAGAGACTGTAGTAGTCGATAGTACAAACGTCCAAGAGATACAAGAAGTCGTGCCAGAGGGGGCAAATATTGAGCCACAGAGCGTGTCAGAAGCTGTGGTAGAGGAAACAAAAGCCCCATTAGATAATGGGAATAAATTAGAAATGAGAAATCCTGACGGTACACTCAAGAAAGGTGCAGTATTAAACCCAAATGGACGTCCAAAGGGTGCTCGTTCAATGACAACCATTCTCCGAGAATACCTTATGAACACTACACGAAAGACCGCAGACGGTGATACTGTGACTATTGCCGAGGGAGTAATGAGAAAACTTGCAGATAACGCATTACGAGGAAAAGAGCGCTCAATTGAAATGCTACTAGAGCGAATTGACGGTAAGGTCGACTCAAACGTAAACTTCCGAGGATACCTTGGAGTAGATACGTCAATGACCAGTGAGGAGCGAGCTGAACTCATCAAACTACTTTATGGCAGTGATAACGGAGATAACACCGGGGAAGAAAATAAGTAGGCAAGCAGTCGAGAAGATGTTCGATCCGAACACCACTCGAGACGAGCGAGTCATACTAGGGCAACATAGCTTTGCCCTTTTCTTCGTGTACTACTTCCGGCACTACATCAAATATCCACTGGCAGACTTCCATTGGGAAATGGCACAGGATATAGATGACCTGGTAAACGGTGTGATAACCGAACTCGGGTGGGTAATGTTCCGAGAGAGTGCAAAGACATCATTCACCAAGGCGCACATAGTTAGACGAATCGTGTACTCACAAAGGAAATACATAAACGTCGACTCATACGACAAAGGAAATGCCGAACAGGTATTATTTGACGTGGTACAAGAGCTACAAATCAACGAGAGACTGATTCAAGACTTCGGGCAACTGTACAATGAGCCGAGAACCCAAACAGATAAGACACGAAAGCGAATATCGGACTTCATTACCACAAACAAGATCCGTGTAGAGGCCCACAGTACCCAAGAACCAGTGCGAGGACGTGCATTCGGACCCTATCGACCGGATGAGCTTATCCTGGACGATATCGAAACCAAGGCGACCGTGAACTCGGAGGCAGCAATGAAGCAAGTACGCAACCATATCAGTGAATTCTATGGAGGTCTTGCACCGAACGCCACAGTGATATACCTGGGGAACTACCTCACCGAATACGGAATCATTCAAGAGCTTGTGGTACGTGCCAAGACAGATGACCGCATGAGAATCCGAATGGTAGGAGTAGCCGAAGAGGACTTAGGAAAAATCAACTGGCCAGGGAAGTACGTGTGGACGAACGCCGAGGCTGATGCAATAAACAAGACCCGAGACAAGGATAGGGTTGTAGTGTCCCTGGAAGCCAAGAAAAAGCAGATGGCAGGTGACTTCTGGGCAGATATGATGAACCAACCAATCGATGAAGCAAACGCCGAATTCAAGCGGTCATGGTTCCAATACATCACATGGGAGGCGCTCAAACAAAAGAGTACCCGGTGCTTCGTTACAATCGACTCGGCGGCATCCAAAAAAGACACCGCTGACTTCACTGGGATAACCATTGAATGGGTAGACAAGGAAAACAAGAGATACCGCAAGGCATACCAAGTGAAAATGAACTCAATGGAGCTGATAGAGCATATCTTTTATATCAAGGAAGCCTATCAACCCGAGAAGTTTGGAATTGAAGAGACGATATACCTCCTAGCAATCAAACCGTTTATGGATGAGCAGATGCGCAAGCGAAACAAGTACATCGTTGTAGAACCGCTCAAACACAAGCAAGTGAGTAAGGATATTCGTATCCGAGGTATGATTCCGTACTACATGAGCATGTCGATATGGCACATTGAGGGTGAATGTGGAGACTTGGAAGACCAGCTCCTACGATTCCCGAACGCAAAACACGATGATGTGTCCGATTCCGCAGCATACATGCTTGAATTCAGTGAAAAAGACTATGAAGAAGATGAATTTGAGGTAGAAGAAGAGGATCCACTGTACGCAGACATCGGAATATAGTGTTGACATTGAAAAAATATGCTACACTTTATCCATTATTAATAGATAACCTCACATAAACATGGCAATCACTATAAAAAAAGAAGATAGAGATGCAATTCGTGACCAGGCGCTCAAGGAATTGAAGTTCGCACGTGATTATAAACAGAAAAAAATCACAAACTGGCATAAAAACGAGGATATGTACTACGCTCGCAAGATAAAGACCGATGAAGCACGCACAAACGTGGAAATCGGTAAGATGCAGGGCTTTGTGCATACCGTGCTATCTAAAATCGACAACCCACTGACATTCAAGTTCAGAAAACGAAAGGAAGCTGACCTGAAAGCAGTGAACCGAGTAAACGCATTACGAGAACAGGACGCTAACGATGACGACTGGGACATTAAAGACATCGCTCAAAAAAAACAAGTAACAATGTACGGACGTGCGATATTCGCATACTATGCAAGTTCAGAACCGGAATACAAGGCAAGTCTTGACCCGGTGGACGTGTACGACTTCCTTGTGGACCCGGCGGCAGGTGGACTTGATTTAGAAAAGGGTCGATACATGGGACGATATGGAATCGTACTCGATCGTGAAGACATCAAGGAACGTGCCAAGGACGGTGAGTTCCTCAAAGCTGAAGTGAAGATATTGTTGGAAAGCGATGCAGTTCCAAATGGAATGAATCAAGAAGATGAAAACAAGCGCAACCGTCAAAGTTACGAGGGGCGCATGAGTAATCCAGAAATCCAAACAAGTGACAAGTTCAGACTGTGGGAATGGTTCACTACATACAAAGGAAAACGATACTACCTCCTTATGAGCCGAGAAGCTCAAACAGTGATTAAGATCATGCCACTTGAAGAAATGTTCAAGCCGTCAAAGAAGTTTCCAAAGGGAGCTTGGCCATTCTGGACTTATGCTGCATACATCGACCTGACAGAATTCTGGACCCCGTCACCATGTGACTACGTTCGAGAAGTGTTCATGGCTCAAAGTATCAGTATCAACCAAATGCTTGACCTTGCAGAACAAGTAATCAAACCACAAAAGGCAATCGTGGCGAGTAAGATCGTAAACAAAGCCGAATTGAAATACAAAAAAGACGGTGTGATTCACTTGAAAGACACCGATGATGTAAACAAAGCGGTAACAATGCTCCAGGTTACACCAATCGACACCCCAATTCGTGTGTATCAAACACTTGATACAATTGCGCAAATGGAATCAGGTGTGACCGCAGCAACCCGAGGAGTGGCAGATGAAGACAAGGTAGCAATCTATGAGGGGAACCAAGCAAACACTGGTGACCGTTTCGGATTGTTTAACAAGTCTTATGCCTACGGGTACAAACGATTCGCATACTTATGGCTAGAGGGAGTAAAAACTCACTTGAAGAAATCAGTAGCAATCGACATGCTCGGATCCGATGGAATCCAGGTAGACGAAATCACCCGGCGAGACATCAAAGGCTTCTCGGAGTTCGTTCCAATGGTGCAGTCATCAGATGCGGAAGTACAATCAAACGCAATTGAGACACGAAACAAGATCAATTACCTAACCGGCGCACGAACAAGTCCTAAGTTCAATCAAGACAAGGTAGAAGAGAAACTCGGAACCCTTGTAGGATTCAACCAAGACGAAATCAAAGAGTTCCTAGACGTAGACAACTATGCAAATGCGGAACTCATGTCAGAAGCCGCTCGGGATATTGAACTCCTATTGAACCGAACCATGCCAAAACCAAATCTCGGTGCAAACCTTGCATACTACGAGAAAGTAGTGAACTGGTACCGAGACAATTCAGAATACTTCTTCAAGGGTGACAAAATGGACGTTGAACTCATGAAGATGTTCGATACATACATCCAACAGCTTGATCAGATTGTGACGTACAACGAGTACCGCAAGATGAACCGACAAGCGACTGAGGAGATGATGAACCCCCCAGGAGGTGCAGCGCCTACAACACTTGATGTGAACGTAGACAATCAAGCATCCACAAAAGACGGTGGAATGTATCAAAACCCAGCTCAACAGGCTGGACAAACATTACAAACGCAATAAGCAATAAAATCTATGCAAAACGAAAATCTAGAAAACTTTACATACGAAATCATTGAAGAAAATGAAAACCCGTATGAGAAAATTATTAAGAAGTCAGGTGTAACCATTGAATTCACCTATCGACAGTTCAACCTTGAACAGCAACAGCTCAAGAAAGATAAAAAGGAATTGCAGTCAAACGTAAACATTTGCAGTGCAGTTATTCAAAACATTGAAAATCATCACGCATACGTGAAAGACTTCGATGATAAACAACTCATTGCAATCAGTCAGTATTGGACACACAAGAACCGATTGAAAGAGCTTGAGCCAGCACTTAAGGAAACGGTCGAAGCTATTGAAAAGAATGAACAAGAACTTGCACGGATCCGTGAACAGTTCTCAATCCCGGAATTAGAACCAGTGATTGCAGAAACCCCGAAGCCAGCAGTTCCAGAAAACAATGAGCAAAACGTGGATTCAACTGGTGAACAAAAACAAGAAGCATAAAAACGACCCCTCTGTAAAAGAGAATGCTGACTCATATGACAGCGCAGTGGCCGTAATGAACTTCTATGAAAGCACCGGAGGTAAAGAATACTATGAACGAATAAAAGAGAGGTCAAAAGAACTTCTCTTCGAGATAGTAGGCGAGGCGAATGAATTAGATCATGTTACACTTCTAGCGAAGATAGCTAAATTCCAAGCACACACAGAACTCCTTGCGGAATTCAAGTTTGCAAAGATTGAAGCTGATGGACTAGAAACAATTATAGACGAACTCCTCCAAAAAGAGGACGAAGACTAGCACACTGTGTGGTGTGTGGAGAGCCTCAGAAATTATGTGTTCGCTAGATTCACATATACCAGTTCGACGACTGGTTGCTGACTGGGGTTTTCCACATACCACAGAGAGTCTTGCACTCCGAGCCATAGGTGGTATACTTAGCAATATAACTGGCAAACAGGGGCCAACCTGTATAAAAAGGTTTTCAATTCTATGACAATTAAGTCTGACGAAGGAACCTCGCAAGAGGAAGTTACTGTAGACACAACTACACAAACTCCTGAAAACAATCAACCTGATCAGGAACAAACACTAGGAGAAGTTATCACACCCACTGATGATAGTGACGTTGAAATCACTCCAGCCAAGGGAAAGGATAATGAGGAAATGGTTCCGCTTCATGTCGTGTTGGACATGAAATCCGAAATCAAAGACCTCAAAAAGCAACTTGCCGACAAATCTATTACCACCGGAGACTACGATCAAGAAATCCAGGCACTACAAGAGAAATACGATGTAGATGCCGACTTCTTGAAAGACATCTTTGCAGTGTCAGATAAACGAGCGGAAGCTAAATTTGCTCCACAAATTCAACAAATCTCTGCTAAGGATAAGGCTAAAAAGCAACTAGAAGTAATCGATACGCTCTATGAACAATCAATCAAAGCAAATCCAGAATTTGCTGATGTTGCGAATAAAGCAATCATTATTGAACTTGCAAAAAACCCTGCAAACCATGGCAAGACCATGACACAACTCTTAGACGAGGCGTATGGGCGAGTAGTCCAAAAGGGTACCCGGACACTTGAATCAACGCAACCAGGGGCGTCGAAGGCTTCAGAGCATACAGTAGACTTTGACAATATGGATACCGAAACAGAGGCTCGAGTCCTCAAGGATCCAGAACTTGCAAAAGAACTGGCTACTCACAACATGAAGTACATTAAAAATCTCCTGTAGTCACAGTAATATCTAGCGTATTATTTAACATTAATTGATAAAACGCTTATGGCAATTTCAAACTTCAAAGAAGCATTCATCAACCAATACCAAGAAGTATTCCAAAAAGTACTTGTAGGTAAGGTGATTGCAAACACACGTTTCGAATCAAACCTCTCTTATGGGGCCTCAGTAAAACGAGTTCGATACGACATTAGTAACGTTCGAGTACGTGCAGTAACTATCGGTTCAGATCGAACTGTAGACTCAGTGACTGACTCTAGTGAAACACTTACAGTAAACCGACAATACGGAACAACTTTCGCTATTTCTACAAAAGAAAAAGTACAAGCTGGACCATTGAACCCGGGAGCTGTAATTGGTGCTAAAGTAGCTCACAAAACAGCAACATTCGTGGATGCTGACATCCTTGCGGAAACAGTGAATGCTTATGCAGCATTCGACAACGGTGACCTTACAGGTCTATCTTCATCAGGAACACCAATCACATTGTCATCAACAACGGTGCCACAATTGATTGCACGTGGACCTGCTAAATTGAAGCGAAACAACCAAATTCTTACCAACTTGTGCTGGGTAGTAGACTCATACGCTGCGTCTGACTTCGTTCAGTACATCATGGGGAAGAACATTGACTTCGCTGAATCAGTATTCAAAAACGGATACGCAGGACCTATCGGGTCAGCTGAACTTTACACTTCAGAAAACCTTACAGGTGAATTCTTGATTACAGGATCAGGTACATTCTCAAACGGTGAAACCATCGTAATTGAGGGAGTTACATTGACAGCTGTGTCATCAATCGGATCAACTGCTGGAAACTTCCTTATCGGAGCAGACCTTGCAGCATCTCTTACAAACCTTGCTGGATTGATTAACAACCCAGGAACAACTTCTGCAACTCAAGTAGCATTGTCAGCTGCGGACCAAATTAAGTTCACAGATACATTGCGACTTGCAGCTACAGCTACAGCAACAACTGTAACAGTAGTAGGAAAAGGAGCAGGACGTATGGTAGTAAGTGAAACAGCTGCAAACGCTGCGGTAACATACTCATTCATCCACTCATACTTCGGTAAGAAAGGAGCTATTGATGTAGTTATCCAGGACCAAGTAGACATGGAAGAACGTGAAGAACCTCGTCAGCGTGCAACAAACATCCTTTCAGATGTATTGTACGGAGTGAAAACTTTCAACGACGGAGCGCAAATGTTCCTCGATGTGAAAATCCTAGTCTAACGACTACGCAACCAATTGCTGGTTGCGGAGAGTGCATTGAAATGCTTTCTCCGTTATTAGCAATTAACAAAAACAACTATGGCACTAACACCAAAAACAGGACAACAAATCATAACCGAGTTTGAAATGCAGGTAGACGATACTACCGAGCTTTCTAGTGTGGAAGAATTGATATTGCTTAATAGAATCTATAGAAAAATCCTTGCACACAAGGCATGGCTATTCTTACAAAAACCGCACACCGCAACGCAATCAACGTCAGTGAATTGGATAGCATTACCAAATGACTTCGATTATCTTGCACCGGCTGGGCAATACTCAGACATTGGTGATTCAGCAACATACCCATACGTAGTATTTGTAGGGACTGACCTGCGCAAATACATTGTAGTGAACTACGCTGACCGTAGACAATACGATAACAAGGACGGATATTGCTACGTGGATCCGATCAATAACCGCCTCGTATTCACGAAACAACCGATATCAGCTGAGACGGTACAGTTCGATTACATTTACGTACCAGATGACATTACACTGGCAACATCTCCGGTAGTTCCTGCGAAGTTCCACGATATGTTTGCATACGGAATGGCAGTAGACGACATGATTATTCAAATGTTTGAGAAGTCTCGAAGCACTGCACAAGAAAACAATGCATTCTTCAACTCAAAATTAGACGATATGTGCATATGGAATGATATGCAAATCCAAATCTAGTATGAAAATCACACAGTTTCAAATTGAAAACGGAGAACTATTCATTCTCCTAGATAGCGGAGAGTTATTGAGAAAAAACCTCAAGCAAGAAGAGAAATGGACTGAGATAGCAATACCTGAAGAGTACATTCCAATCGAAGAACAAGGTCCGAAAATGGTCGGAGAGGAAATCAAAATGAAACGAATTTCCCTGGAGAAACAGCAAGATAATCTAGTAAAATAATCTTATGGCTGACCACTTAATCAAAGGCTTCAAATCGGGAACACATAACCTCATCGATAGTGAGGCTATTCCTAGTGATGCGGCGAAAGACTCGCTCAACTGGCTCACATCAAATGGGCGCATTGAACTGTCACGTGGTAAAGAATTCTATGGTGGAGAGGGTACGATCGGAAAAGTATATAACCTGCACTTTGGAACCCGCAACAACGGGGACCTTGTGCTATTTGAAAAAGTAGATACCAAGATCCGGTACTACAACACAACCACCGCTGCGTGGGTAGACGTTGTGACAGGTCTCACATCAACAGCGCTGTACTCATTCTCAAACTATACTTCCCTAGCAGGTAACTTCACCTATGCAACAGGAATTGACGGTGTGTACAAAATCCATAACGCAAACCCAGGATCATACATCGACATGTACGCATCAACACGTAACTTCAAAGGGCTATCATTCGTAGACAAGGCTCGCATGATTATGTGGGGACTTGCAACAGACAGAACTGGTCTTTATGGTGGGTACATCGATGCACAAAACAGCACCGTATACACTACGGTGTCTCTTGAAAGTCTTGGAAGTGCTACAGGTGCATCACAAACAATCACCGGTACCCTTGCATTCAAAGGAGGTTCAGCACTTCGAACATGTTTCGGTCTTGAGATATTTGTGAACAGTGTTTCAGTAGCCAAGGACGACTACAATGGAAACATCATCGCAAGTACCGCATTACCAATCACAGGGACCATAAACTACACTACAGGGGCCTACAGCATCACTTTAACGGGTGGTTCAGGCCATTCGATCCAGGTGACATACCAATGGGAAAACTCAAACGAGAAAGGTATTACTGACTTCCGTAAAAGCTCAACTCGCCTAGCAGGTGAGGGCTTTATCATACGACAAGACGAGGGTGGAGATGCAATTCAATCAGTGCTTATCGGGCAAGACGGTTCATACTACTCATTGAAAAAGAGTACCGCATATCAGTTCACAATGGATGCAACAGATACCAACCCGACAAACGTTGTTTACCGAAAAGACATTGGTATTAAAACACCAACAGCGGCATGTTCAACAGGATCCGGAATCATATTCATGAACACCGCAAACCCAGAAAAGCCATACCTGACCGTACTACAAAGAAACCCACTCGGAGACAACATTGAACCAGTGAAACTATTCACACACTACGACTTCTCAAATTATAATTACGACAACATTGTGGTAGATACATGGGGCAAGTATGTGATTATTGCATGCAAGCAACTCACATCACCGGAAAACGATAGACTTCTCCTCTGTGACTTGGAAACGAATTCAGTGGATGCAACATACTACAACGCACAATGCTTTGCTAAAGGTTCAGATGGGAGACTATACGCCGGGTCACCATTCACACAATCAGTACAAATTCTATTCGTAGGATTTGACGATGACGGATCCGTGATAGACAACTTCTGGGAGGGCAAGGACGAAGACTATGGAAGTGAGAGACTCAAGAAATACCGCAGATTGCGATTGAAAGGACTCATAGACCAGTTTGCTTACTACGAAGTGTATGTCTCATACGATCAGCAAGATTATCAGCTTGTAGGAACCGTTCGAGGAGATGCAGAATACGTAGACGTAAACTCAGCCCAAACAATAGGTTCAGAAATGGTTGGAGATGCACAGGTAGGTGGAGATACTCCAAATAACCCTCTGATAGTGTTTCCGTATTACATGCAAATCAAAGTGAAAGTACCTAAATTCAAAACACGTTCAATCAAATTTGTAGCCAAGTCGATTGGATACTGCTCAATCGAAGACACATCGGACTTCGACATCCTCTCATTCGAACAGCGAATACCTGGTAAATACAGAATCAAGCAAAACGTAAACCTTGCAGGTACAGAAACAAACATGGCAAATCCGCAGTTCTAGTAAAATTATCAATTTATTATATAATTATTATATGGCATCAAAACTTGGAAAAGTAATTGGAAACTTCGAGGTACAGCTATCAGCCAAGGTGGCTGTCGGTGGAACGACTGCAACACTGTCTTCTATACTCGACAAAGATGGAAATACCATACCCAATGGTAGGTACTTCTTGACTATCGATCCAGATAACTCAAAAAAAGAACATTTCTCATGTGTGATTACTGGAACAGCAGTCACACAATTAAAAACAATCAATCGAACAACCATCACTGAAACATCAGGTGCGCTTCGAGAACACAAAGTAGGTGCAAAGGTGATCATCACCGATTTTGCTGTACTTGCAAAAGTTCAACAAATCCTTGATGGTGTTGAAACATTAGATTCAGCGTCACCAATTGCCTACGATGGATTGCCAAACCTTACATCCGGAGAGCAAATTGCAACCGTGCAATATGTATTGAACGTGGTTACTGGTGGAACCGTAAACTTCGATAAGCAAATCATTTCTGGCCAAATAGCCGGGGAAGCTTTGGCTCTTAACGATGTTGTGTACCTAAAAGAAGCAGATGCAAAATGGTATAAAGCAGATGCAGACATTATTGCTACATTTAATCAGGCAGAACTAGCAATTACTAAAACAGTAGCTTCAACATCAGGAGACATAGTGCAAATTCAGATTTCAGGACCCGTTGCCGGATTCACAGGTTTGACTCCAGGCTCAAAATACTACTTGTCTAACACATCAGGATTGATCAGTACATCAAGCGGAACCTATTCATCATTTATTGGATGGGCATTGTCGTCTACAACATTAATTTTTGAACCAACCAAACTTGGTGCGCTTATTGGATCACAAGGAGTTCCTTCTGCAAACAATAAATTTATCACAGAAGACAACACCTCAAATGGTGGAGTTAGTCAGTCACAATTAACACAGAACTCATCAGTAGAATTTGCTGAAGCTGATGTTACTACTAAAAAACAACTGATTGCTCAGTCTTTTAAGGCTTCTGTAACAAAGATTAAAGGTGTAAACCTCTACAAAACAGCAGACACTGGAACATTCACAGGAACTGTAAGTGTTGGTATTAAACTAGACAGCGCAGGATCGCCTACAGGTTCAAACCCTGGAGTAGTTTTCAAAACATTCACAAACTCCGAATGGTTATCACTTCCGGTTGGTGCATTCGAAGCAATTTTTGATACTGAGTACACCGTTGAAGTAGGAACTACTTATTGGATTGTAGTTCAAGCATCAACAAATGACACATCAAACCATCCAAACCTAGGTATTAACACCGCTGGAGGATATTCAGATGGTATATTGAGATACTTCAACACAACTGATTCATGGGTTACAATTTCAACAGTAAAACTATACTTTTCTGTGATTAATGGAACATTCAATCAAATTGTAAAAACAAATAGTGCAGGTAAAATTGAAAAAACATTTTTCGCACTAGAAGAAATGCTTACACCTGCTTACCAACAAAGAATTACTAGAGAATTAGTTCAGCAAACAGACGGTGCATGTTCAAATGCGGATGGTTCAGTTTTGTACATTTTCACAGAAAGTGCTTCATTGGTTAGATACCAAAGAGATACATTGACTGGAGCATACCTTCAAACACATCGAGAAAACGTAAGTTTTACAAACAGAGGTTCCGTAACACTGCTTGGCTCATACGTTTATATATTCTTTGACAATGGTACTAACATGGCATGTTACAGGTATTTGGCATCTGACCTCTCTGGAGAAACAGCTATGACTATGCCAGCAATTACAGCTCCCGGAACTAATAACTTTGTAGCTTGGTCAGATCAAGCATTTCTATACTCAACATCAACAGGTACCACAGTTTATAAGTTTTCTGTAGCCGGAACTGTATTAACGCAAGTGTCGACAAGTACAGCTTCAGGGATTGCAGGAGGAGAAGTTTTCTGTGCATCACTGTTTGACGGTACAACAGCATACATTGCAAAAGCAGGTGTTACTGGAGATATTTATTTCTACAAACTCAATAACATAAACGGATCATCAACGACACTGACTCAGTTCAAAATGTATGGAACAGCTTATGATGCCGCAGGTCCTAGAAGAAACGGTGTTGTCCTAGCAGGAATCGATACGCAAAGAATGTATATTGGATCTTCCTCAATGATTAAAGATAGTACGAACAATGCGGCGGTTGTACTAGAATTAACTCCGATAACGAAACCATAAGGTCGATAATCAATAATCAATAAATTTATGTCACTATTCTCAAAAAAAACAAAAACCAGTTCAAAAATAGCCTCACCTAGTGCGGCTCCTTCTGGTAACTACAAATCGGCTGACGGAATGATAGAGTCTCAAAACAATGCATTGGTTCCAAAAATTTCGATGACAGGTCAAAACCCTAATGCAATTTATATAGGAGGTAATGCGGTTGCTTCTAAAAACCCAAATTACAAACCGCCTGTAGTCGCAACAACAACTCCTAAGCCTGTAGTAAAGCCAAAAGTAGCAATTAAAACACCTGCGAAAACCGGTACTAGTTCAACGAGTTCAACTTCTTCTGTATACTCAAACCCTATGACAATCCCAGGTGCAACAACCTCAACAAGTGGTGAGCCTACAATCGGTCAGGGACTATTCAAAATTTCTGGTGAGGCGGATCCGTATCAAGAACAGCTTGATTACTACAAATCAGAACGAGATCGTGCATTAAACCCGGATGACATCTTCCAAGAAAAGCTCCGAATGTACCAAGGTCAAATGGATTCAATTAGAGACATTTATGCAGCAAAACTTGCAGAAACACGTCAGCAAGGAATTGGACGCTTTGGAAGCGCACGAGCTGCACAAGCCCGTGGAGGTCTCCTAGGAAGTGACTTTGCAGGAGCGCAGAATGACACAGTTCAAACCTTTAACAACGAAGCAGAAGACCTTGTGCGAGCTGAAGAAGCCTCAAGAATCGCAGAAATCATGGGACTTGCGAGAAGTGAATCATCAGCAGAAATTTCATCACGACGTGAAGCGCAACGACAAGGAGCTGAAGCATACACCAACTGGCTTGCGAAAAGTCAAGAACGTAAGCAAACAGGCCTATCAAATCTTGCTAAAGCAATCGTATCTAGTGGAATTACTGATATTAAAAAGCTTGGTGACGATAATATTAAAGAGATTGCTTCAAAGTATGGAACATCTACTGATGCCGTACGTGCAGCTATTGCCGAAAAGATTCCAGCAGTCGATACTAAAGACCGATACGTTACCCTATCAGATGGTGCATCAATCTACGATACAAAAACCGGAAAAATTGTTGCAGAGAACAATAAAAACTTTGCTCCAAAGTCTGGAAGTGGTGGATATAGTAGCGGAGCTTCTGTAAGTGATGCTGCAATGAACTTTGCAAAACAAATTCAAACAGGTGCTGCAACACTTCAAAATGTTCCATCAGCAATGCGTGCCGAAGTAGCAACAGCGCTGATGCAGTTACCAAGCCCTAAACTACAGGAACTTGATGGAGTAATCACACTTATTGATGAGCTAAAGAGTAATCCTAAGCTAGATAACATTACTGGTCCAATTGATCAGTTCGCCGGTGGTATGTTCGGCGAAGCAGCAGTTGCGAAAAATCTTTATAATCAGCTACAAGGAGTACTGTCACTTGAGGGACGATCTAAGCTTAAAGGCTCAGGATCTATTTCAGACTTTGAATTCAAGATTTTGCAACAAGCTCAATCTGCTTTGGGTAGAAACATTCCAGCATCAGCTATGAAAGATGAACTTGAAAAAGTTAGAGATATTCTAGACAAGCGTAGAAAAACACTATCGTCTCAAGGATTCGTTTCAGATACTCAACAGAATTCTCCTGAATCATCAGGGCAAGTTGCTGTAAATGCACCAAACGGTAAGACATATTATTTCAACAATCAAACTGATGCCAATGTATTCAAAGCAAAGGCAGGTATACAATAAATCTATGGACTATGACGCACTCGCAAAACAATTAGGCGGTGTCGCAAGCAGTCCTGCAGATAATGCAAAGGATGACTTCGATACCCTTGCACAGGAACTAGGCGGAACTTCTGCCCCTGTCGAAACAAAAAAACCAACAATAGATGAACAGAAGATAGAGAGACAAAAGCAAGGTCTCCCTGTTTCTGTGCGCAAAGATCGTGTAGACCCAACATTAGCTGGGTCTATTGTGCGTGGAATTGCTTCTGTACCTCTAAAAATAGCAACAGTATTTCCTGCTGCTTTCCGTGGGGAAAAAGGTGTTACAGTTAAAACAAAATATCTTGGAGACATTTCAGATCCGTTAACAAATATTAAAAAGGCAAGTGAGAGAATCGCAGATAAATACAATAAGGGAGAAATCACAAAGGCAGGTGCTATTACTAGAGCAGCGCTTGGTCAACCACTTATAGAAACACTTGATGTTGCTTCGTTAATTCCAGCAGGTGGTGCTACAACAGGTGTTGTAAAAGCAACAACAGCAGCAACATTGAAGCAAGCGCCTAAAATACTTACAAAGGAGCTTGCTAAAGATGCGGTTAAAACATTTGCACGTGGTGCAGGATATGGAGTTGGATATGACGTAGGAAGTCAGATGGCAAGCGGAGAAAAATATAATCCATTACAAACAGTCAAATCGGCTGCTATTGGTGGTGCGCTCGATGTAGGACTTTCTGTAGGATTACCAGCTGCGATCAGTGGAACAAAGCAGTACTATTCTGGCCCTGCAAGACAAGCTCGTGCAGTGAGTAAACTAGAAAAGTCGCTTGAAAATAATGTATTCGGTACAACCAAAACAGGGATTAAAGCTGTCCAAAAAGCTAAAGATGTTAAGGGATACAGTATTCCAAAGTTTATGGCAGAAAAAGGATTGGTGCCTGAAGTAGTAGATGGAAAATTTGATACACGAGCAGTGGTGCAATCACTTTATGATGATGTTTCTCGACTTGATGAGATTGCCGATGAGGCGCTCAAATTACGCCCTGAACGAGTAAGTCTTGATGACTATGAACGTGCTGTACTTAAAGCAATCGATAACTCGCAAGCAAGAGCTTCTGGGGAACTTCCACGTATGAAAAAAGAATTGTCTAACCTTATGAGTCGTTACCGTGAGATTTATGGAAACGAAGTAGACATCCCTACAATGAATGCAATTAAGCAACAGCGTGCAAAAGCCTCTGGTGTATTTGATGCAACCAAACCGCAATTTTCAAAAGACTTGGATTACCAGGCTTCTAAAGTTGCAAGAAATATTGTACTCAATACTGTAAAAGATGATGCGCCTGTGCGTGAGCTTTTGGGCTACACCGGACAACACTTGGAAGCTATCAAGGCCCTTGGGAAAGTACAAGGAAACGTTGCGAAGTTCGGACGAATGGGTCGACACTTCAATCGATTGATTGGAAGTGTGATTGGATCGTCTGTTGGAGGTGGAAATCCACTTACTGGAATTCTTGGAAGTGTTGCCGCTGATTACGTAACTGACATGATGGTAAAGAATTCAGTTACCAGCCCAATGGCACGATCAATACTTGCGAAGTTAGAAATCAACGACCCAGAAATTGTAACAAAGGTAATTAAGTACATTGATGACGTACAGGCGCAACGTGCCACACAACTGCGTTTACCAGCCCCTGCAGAGCGAATGCCGGGTAATGTGGCTCCTACATCCAAAACGACAGTTACGAACGACCTTGCGGAGTTTTACAGGCTACAGGACCTCCCTGTGCCTCCAGGAGCGCAATATAGTGAACCATATATCCCACAATCAAAACTCCCAGTCATTCAAGCCGGGAACGTAGCTAGAAAAGCGATCAATCTTCCAGTAGCGGAGGGTACACCAAAGGTATACACCCCAAAACCAAGCGTTGAACCATATATTCCAACAGAAAAGCTCCCAGTCATTGATATGGGAGAGGCTCCAAAGCCTAAAAAAGTGAACTTGCCTACCGTTAAAGCGAACTCAACCGAGTTGCCAAAAGTGGCTACGCCAGATTATCGAAACCGATCAAACAGCCAAGTTCCTACTAAAAAGGCTATTACTACTGAAACTAAGAAAGTCATAGATACTAAACCTATAGCTTCTCAAGTAGGTAAAGTCAAATCCGCTACCATTAACGTTGACGGTAAGGTGGTAAATGTAACCCCTAAAACAAAAGCATCACTTGAATCAGCAAAAGAGATGGCTAAGAAAAAGGGAACCGAATCAGCTGCGTATGCAATGTTTGGACTTGAAGTAGATGAGGACGGTGAGATTTCATATGACCCTGCAAAAGCTGCAGCATTTATGTTCGCAGGATCAGTCCTTGGATCAGAAAAGAGTAAACAAATTTTCAAAGGATTCTCCGACCTATCACTCAAAACACTTGAACGTATGGCCGGGAAGTCTAAGGTATCAAAGCAATTTATTCTTGATCAATTAAAACGAGAAGACGTTGTGAAGCCGGAACGTGTACTCATGGAGACAATGCTCAAGGATATGGGAGACGATATTTCTGTGAATGACTTTGCAAACCGAGTGAAGACTGAATTACTACCACTTAAACGTAAAATAGCAGAAAAACCACCTATTAATAGATATGAAAATGGTGTTACAACAAGAGATACTTCGAAAGGAAGATATGAAAATGTTGCATTGCCAAAAGATGTTCGTGGTGACGTGAAATCATATAATGAACATATATATGAGTCTCCAATTAAAACAACAGCGGGAGAGGTTCATTGGAGACGTGGTGAGTCTGAAAACTATTTTGCACATGCTCGTATTGAAGACATGGCAGATGGTAAAACTCGGCGTGTCATTGAGGTACAGAGTGACTTGATGCAGAAAGGAGGACTTGAAAATGAATTGAATATAATACCAAAAAACTATCCGAGCTCACCAATTAAAAAAGCGAAACCAGGAACAAAAAGATTCAAGGAAATTTCAAAGTTAGAAGTATATAGAGATGACTGGTATAAACGTATCATTCCTGAAGAAGTAAAAGCTTCCGCACAAGATGGGAAGTCACGAGTATTGTTCCCTACAGGTGAGACTGCGATGAAAGTGGAGGGGTTAGGACAAGTAGACACTGGTGCATGGAAAATAATAAAAGAAAATGCTGATAAAAAATCAGGGTTTCCATATCAAGCAATAGGAGATCTTACTAAAGATAGTCTAAAAGATATTAAACCAGGTCAATTAGTTGATAACTTAGGTGATCAATGGGTAATCACAGATGTACTTGAAGATGGGAAGTTCAAGGCTGTTCCAAAAGATATAATTGATAAAGCATTGAGACTACAAAAAGTAAAAGACCCTGAAATTGCAAGACAACTCATTGAGGGCAAGTATCTTGCAGGAATGAATGAATACACTGAACAATTCGACATCTCCGGAAAAGTAGACACCAACAACCCAATCTATCGTTTCTATGACGGTGACGTTAAAAAGTACCTCAAGCGATTCAATGCCAAAGAAATTACTGACGAGAATGGCGTGTCATGGTTTGAAGTACCAATCACCAAGGAAATGAAAGATATGCCTGTAGGTGCATTCGGATACATTGCTCCAAGCGATCGGCCAAAGGTAGAATTACCGAAGCCGAAAGCGAAAGTTGCACTACCAAAAGCAACCTCACCACTAGAGCAGGAAGCTAAGAAGTATAAGAGTGCGGAGGAGTTTGCAAACAATGTCGGCGGTATAAGAGATAACTTTGATTGGTCATATCTTGACGAAATGAAGGCTCGAAAGGCGGCGGACGAGAGTTATTCGCATTCTGACTTTAACTATTTATCAAAGATTGAAGCGACCAAACGGGGCAAGGAAAGTCGAACCTTCTATCGTGCTGGCTCAATCGGGAAAGATGGGGATATATGGCTCACTCCACAGGAGGCGGGGGCAACTCAATATGGCTCCGCTGGCGGCACAAAAGTAGGAGAATATAAAGTAGCTACTCAAAATCCTCTTATCTTGCAAGATGTAAAAAGCATTGAGAAGGTTTTGGGCAAAAAACTTGCGAGCGAAAGTAATTTCACGAATAACCCTGCACAAAAACAGGCGGTCATAGATTATGCAAAAAAGAATGGCTACGACAGTGTACTCATGCCAGACAGTTTCCCTGATGGTGCGGCGGGAATGGAAAGCCTAGTCGTTTGGGATAGAAACCTCGTCAAAACCAAATCCCAACTCACCGACATCTGGAAAAAAGCTAATAAAAAATAGACAATCCTTAGCGCACATTTAGGTGTGCGCAATAGGGTGGTCTAGCCCATTAAAAGAAGAAATGTTAAAATAAATCATATGCAGGAACAAACTCCAAACGAAGTTCTAATAGCACTTGAGGCCATGATACAAAATGGCGCACTTGATCGTGAAAAGCTAACAGAACTGGGACTATTATCAGAGGCACAATTAAAAAGGCTAGACTCAATAATTGATAATGCTGAACAAAACAATGAACTCATGAACATTGTGATTCAGATCATGGATAAAATGTCCAAAAAAGAAGAACCTGAAGTGAAAAAGGTTCAGATTCTTGGTGCTGAAATAATCACCATTAAAGGTGAAAAAGGTGATAGTCCAACAAAAGAAGAGCTTGAGGAAATTATCAAGCCTCTTATTCCAGAAGTAAAAGACGGAGAAACACCAACCGACGATGAATTGATAAAACTAATTACTCCACTTATTCCAGAACCAGTCAAAGGTGATCCTGGAGATGATTATGTTATTACAGATAGTGACAAAAAGGAGATTGCAAGCATGATTGAGGTTCCTATTGTCGAGAAAGTAATTGAAAAAACAGAAGTTATAAAAGAAGTAACAAAAGAAGTTCCCAATGAAATTACCGGAGAAGAACTGGTTGGAAAATTAAAATCTATTCCCCGGGGAAAAAGACTAGATTACGAAGATCTTGATAATACCCCAGATATTCCAAGTCTTTTTTCAAGAATCAGAGCAGAAGTAAAAACATGGGGTAACGGATTTCTTCGAGAGCTTTCTGATGTAGAGATTGGCAATACGGATCCACAAGACGGATACGTACTAAAATGGTCTTCTGCACTTAAAAAATGGATTACAGGGCCAGGTGGAAGTGGTGGAACTGTAACACCAACAAACGGATTGCAAACTATTGGATCAGACATTGGACTCGGTGGATCATTAACACAAAACACGACTATTGTCGGAGGATTGTTTAGCTGGTTACTCAGTGCTCTTGATGTAACATTGCTAGGCTCTAACTCTGCGGAAATTGCAGCACCTACAACATCAGTCTCTGCCACTTCAGTATTACGAGTACGAACACCCGACGTAAACGATGCAAGTGCGACTGCTGGTCATTTTCTAAAACTCATAGATGCCAGTACAGGAGAATCTGAGTTCTCAGTGGTTCCTATTTCTGGTGTAAACGGCTTACAAGCTGCGCTGGATGCAAAAGCAAACGATTCTGATGTTGTTCATAAGACAGGAAACGAAACGATCTCAGGAGAAAAAACATTTACTGGAAAAGTAATTACAGACACGAATCAAGCAGAAACTTCTGCTGGTGGATCGTTGAAAGCTGCAAACGGAACTACTGTTGCAACATATGGACAAGGTAACAGCTCTAACTTTACAGCAGAAGGAGCGGTAAAATTAAATGCTCATACCGCTTCACGGATCTTAACTACCGATGCAAACAAAAATATAGAAACTGTAAACACAAAAACTACAGATGGAACACTTGTAGGAAACTCAGACACAAATATTCCTACTGAAAAAGCTGTAAAAACCTATGTCGATAATGAGGTCAAAGAGGGGAATCCAGCTACTAAATTATTCAATAATTATAACTTTATCTAATATGAAATATACAACACATGACGGAGTAGAACTTACAAGTTCACCAAATGAAGCAGTAATCCATGAATCAGATGCACAAGGATACCCAGAAGGGGTGTACACAAGCTATGAAACAGCTGGTTCTGCAAATCAACATGGTATTCAGCAAATAAAAATCGTACGAACAGTGGTGGGTGAAAATATGACCTACACCATCACTGAAAGTACCGATAAGGAACTCGAATCTTATTTATCAGAAATAACAGCACTATAATCATATGGCATTAAATACAAATCCAATTTTCATAAGTGCAGGAAACTTTACCCCAGCTCGTATTGCGGCTGCAAACACAGCTTCTGACGGATCAGGTTCTCTTGTAACACTTGTAACAGCAGCCACAGATGGAACTCGTGTAGACGCAGTGCGTTTTCGTAACGCCCAGGCAACAAACGCAGCTTCTTCTGCAATGGTTCACCGAATCTTCCTATCTAACACATCAGGTTCAAGTTACCGACTTGTTGGGGAAGTGGCTACAGCGGCGGCAACACGTTCTGCTTCTGCTGTTGGAGCTACATCAGTTTTCACTTTCGATCAACCTATCATCATGAAAAGTGGTCAAATAATGGCAGTGGTACAATCAGTTTATGCTGGATCACAAGACCAAGTAGACGCTGTTGCTTATGCTGGTGATTACACTGCTTAGTAAATAA